AGCAGTAGATACAATAGTAGAAACTTCTGGAATGTACTGATCTTTAAACGGAACACTTTCATAAAGAGTTATACATTCAATCCCATCATCTCCTCTTTTATGTCCAATGACACGTTCCAATCGTTTTTCGTTACGAAAATCTCCTACTCTCTGATTGTCTTTACCAGGGCAGGGTTCTAATTCAATATCCTTTTCTTTTGGTATTTCTGGTATCTCTGGAGTCGTTGCTTTTGGTAAAGCTGGAGTTTCATTATTAACAGGAAGTTCCTCTGTAATGACAAGATTTTCAGGTGTATAGTCAAGAGGAACAAAACTAGGAAACGGAAAATCACACGTTGTATATACACCATTAGGATCTTGCAATAACAAATTACGATTACCAGTATTCTTTATATCACGATGTTGATAAGTACAACCAGGAATATCAATATCAGGTGGCTTTGCTATCTCAATGTAATGTGGGCTATATATCTCTGGAACGTTTGGAATATAGATCTCAGGGATATAGATCTCAGGTATTTCCAATTATATTTTTGATTCGCCCATTATTGGTGGTAATGGTAAAGATGGGCCAGTAAGATCAGGTAATCCTTTTTCTAAAACCTTTGGCATCATTCCTTGAACACCTTCAAGAACTTTATTCATCATCTTTGCTTGGAACTGCTCTGATGTTACATATTTATATCCAAAGTACCCTCCACCAATAACAGAAGTTACCATTACAAATGAGACAATACTCAAAACATTAGCAATTTTTTGAAACATGATTAAATTTGCAATTTTGAAAGCACTATCTTTTTCAAGTGTGCTTGTATTACTGCTTATTGTAGCCCTATCCCCTCTCTACGTCACTATGGGGTTAATGACAAGGCAGATGCAGGAAAAAGTTAACTAGATTTATCTGCTATTAGTTTAGCTTTCCACGCAGTTTTTACATCAGTAGTCCAAACTGCATTGCAGATTGCAGATACTTCTGCTGGTTCTGCTGATAAATCAGTATCTACTAGGTTGTCAGAAGCATCTAAATAACCAGCGTTTAATACATATCTATGAAAAGATCTTGTAAGTTCTTTTCCATCTTTTTTAATAACAGTTGCTTTACGAACTTGCACTGCTTTGTATAAACCGACAACTTCTATCTTGTCGTATTCGATTGACTCGGTTAGTGCCATTAGGATTAATCTCCGATTAAAACAGGTTTAGGCTTAGTTTATAGACGTAGCTTCGGTCTATGATGCACTTGCGTAATAAGTACCAGCAATATTAATTCTTGAATTATTATTTAGATGTGTATGTTGTAAATCATACGAAGAAGTATCGCTACTTAAACTAGGATCGTATGCAATATATATTTTTTCAGCAGTACCAACATGAGCTATTCCTGGCTGAACATTATTAAAATGTTGATATATACCTATTGAAACACCCGAATAGTTAGCACATTGTATAGGTAAACCAGCTATTTGGCAGTACCCTGCACCAGAAGAAAGAGTTCCTTTGTTTGATAGTTGTACTTCTACACGAAAAAATACAATTCTTCCAATTTTTACATAGTGACCGTCTTGAATAGAATAGGATTCATTAGTTACGTCAGTAGGACTAAAATCAAATGTTGGTGTAAAAGTGCCTACTTCATAGTCATCTAAAAGCTCACTACCTGTACCTGTAGGGCCACCAGAAGCACTAAAATCTATACCATACCCACCAGTTCCAATTACTAAATTTCCGTTAGCAATAGTAAAGTTTGTTGTGCCATCTGTAGTGCAGTTATTTAATTTTGACCCACTTGCTAAAGTACACGTTCCATCAGAGTTATGGACAGTTACAGCAGCAGCACTAGCTCCTACACCTTTTATCGAATTTACCTTGATCTCTGACATAATTAACTAGGTTTTGGGTTAGCGTCTTTAACCGCTTTGATGTG